CCGCAGTAAAGGACTTCAGGGCATCATCAGAGGTACGACGAGCCTGTATAACGAACTTACCATCAGCACGTGCTACGGTATCTCCAGTAGCCGCTAAGGTAGCCTGACGTGCGCCTAGACTACGCAGCGAGTAAGCCGCTTTAGCAATCAGGAAGTCACCAGTACGACCGTCAGCCTCTAGCTCACGAATATCAAGGGGTGCAATAACTTGCTGATTTACCCAGCTGACCATCTCTCCTGAGTTAATCTCGCTGCTACGAAAGTCACGTTCGCCGTTGTCGCTATCACGACGCACACGAACCACTGAAGGGTCTCCTCCAGTTAAACTACGGAGGCTGTACCCAGCAGAGGCATCAGGAGCAATCTGGAAGACGCTCTCGCCAACTGAGTTCAACCGTCGCTGGCGACCTAAGGCTGAATCAAGGCTAATGTGCATACTAGACTCTGTGTAGTTGTACCAAGCTAGCAGCACCGCTTACGGTTACGCTAGTAAAGTTACCATATATAATTGTACCCGCTCCAAACGATGTAAGGAGGTCAGCAGAGTTAGTAACATTGGTAGCAGTCAGTGCCGAAAGAGTTGAATCCTTCAGAAACTGAATCGCTCCAAATGAACCAGCGGTTGCACCGTCACCTGCATTGATTACTATTGAACCTACGGAGCTAAACTCCAGTGCGTTGTTTCTTGAACTTGCCATAATTGGTATTATATCACAGGGGTTACTATCGAGCTTGTCGATTGACGTAAGTTGAAAACTTGTGGTTGATTGTATTGTTGTTGGAGCGAATGTCGATCTTCTCCAGCTCAAGTGCCAGGTAAGTACCCGCAACTTGTTCTTCAGTCAAAGCCTTGTCGTGCTGACCATCCATACGCAAAAAGTCTGCGTACACGGAATGCGCTAAGAAGAAAAAGAACTCATAAGGAATATCGGTGGATTCCTCGGTAAAGGTAGGTAGTTCTTTTTGATAGTTTACAAATACTGAAATTGCATCATTTGTAACTACATTAATTACGTTTGCTCCGTTTGAATCAACATAGAACTCGTACTCTAATGCAGAGTTTCGAAGAAATGGTTGACTACGGTAAATGCGTTGAAAATCAGCAACATTATCTAGACCAGCTTGCACATAGGGTACAAGGCTATTGGAGCCAAGTGTTCGCTCCTCTCCAATTACTGCGTATCGTGGCCAACTTGAGCTGGTTCGATATGCTTCAAATGCTCGTCGATTGACGAACTGTAAAATATTAAGCTTCTCCTCTGCGGTAAAACTACCTACACCCGAAAGTGCTGTTACTAAATTATATAAATCGCTGTAGGTTTTTGTCTGCATTAGATTTTGTTGGGGCTAAGTTCTGGGAACTTCTTATTGTAGTACTGCAAAAATTCTTTAGAATGCACAGTCTCTTGACCGTACTTCTGGACTAGTCGGAAGTATTCCCGGTGAGGAATAGTTGCAACTGGTTTGCCAAGAACTGGGTGGACTGTCCCTTTTAATTCGTGGGCTTCTTTGGCTGCTTGTGCAACCCGTTGGTGTTCGGTCTGCTGCTCTAGCTTAAAACCATTTTTAATCTCATTCATAAAGGCACGATCAAGCTCGCCATCAGAATATTTTTTTAAATTGGGAACAATAATATCCATATTAAAAAAGGCGGGGGGCTTTCGCCCCCCGACCAGATCTTAATTAGTTAGAGAAACCTTGACCAACTGTTGGGTAGTATTCCACGAGGAAGCGGAATTTACCTTTGGCTGCGTCACCGAGTCCACTACCTGTACCATTTGATGTTACGCTAAGAACAGTAACCAAGTGGTTACCAGCTTGCGTAATAGCACCATTGTTGGCAAAGATTTTGCCAAGGCTGGAGCTGTCGCTGAATACATCAACTTCAACAACCATACCGTTAGCATCGCCATCATCACCAATAGCTAGTGTAGCATCAGTGATAGCGGCTCCGCCATCTGTAACTGCTGCTGTAACCAACTGATCAACAATGATTGCACATTTACCAACTGTACCAGCAAGAGCACCTGCACCTACATTAAATGCAAGTGCTTGTGCGCCAGTGGAGGCTGAGAATACAGAAGCGTCTACTGTAGCTTCGTGGGTGTATCCGAGACTTAATGTCTGGATGTCACCAATTTTTTTAAGGTTAATAGCCATAATATTATATTTCCTTTATTTGGGGGTTAGGTTACGTCTTGGATGACACCGTGAGCACCAGGATGGTAAACACCGAGAGTCAATGCACAGTCAACGAATCCACGCTCACCGCCACCAAGATTTGGAAGGCGAGTTGATCCCATTGGGATAAGCTCGTGAATACCATAGTATTCTGGGTTTACGATGTAACCAGAACCAGTAGCTGTGTTACCGCCGAAGCTAGGTGCGCAGTCAGGGTTTTGGTTAACAATGGAAACAACACCGTGGTCGGACTCATACAGGTCAACGGATAACTTAATAGTGCCGCTTTCGCCGTTGTAGTTTACGCTACGGATGTTTTCAGTTGCACCAGCAGATACGCGAGCAAAGTCAGCAATAACTTGACGAAGACCAGTGTCAGCGACAAGCATAAGATTGCTTGCGGAACCAGTTACGCGGAAGATAGAGCTAATGATGCTGTTGAGATCGCTTTCGCTGAATGGAGAAGCATTCGCTTCAGCAGCTGTGTAGATGCTATCAGCTGGAGTTTGGAATGTAGCAGGAACGTTTCCAGCAGCACCGTCGAGCCAGTCACCTAGTCCACGAAGTTGGTTAGCAACACCAGCACCATTTTCGGTTGCTGAGTCTTGAGTACCAGCGATAGTGGCTTCGATGTCGCGCTTGAGTTCACGGATGGCTTTAGCTTCAGCTTGAGCAATCTTAGCAGGACCTACGGAATCGACAGCTTCTTGCATATCAGAAACCATATAGTCACGGCGGAACTTTTGGACACGATTGCCGAGGCGAGCGCGGCCAGCGAACTTGTCAGTGAATGCAGTAACGTCAGCACCTTCAGAAATGCCAGCAGTCTGTGGAGCAGCAAGGCTGTCAACAGTCCACTCAACATTAGTTGCAGTAGCGCGTTGTTTGTTAGCAGAAGAAAGAATAGGAGTTTCTTCTGGAGCCAGGATAGTCAAGACATCAGTCAAGTCCTCCCGGTTAGAGACACCGGAACCGGTGTTTGCAGTATCAAATGTATTAGAGAATGCCATAGTATTTTATAGTTAGTTAATGAATTAGTTATCGGCTAGAAGCCATTTTAAGTTTCCTGAGGTTAGCGAAATCGTTTGCACTTCCCGTCTGTTTGAACCGAGCCTCTAATTCTTTTAGAGCCTTGGCTGTTTTTCCCATAGACTTTTCTGGTTTTGATGAGGAGGGTGTACCTGTTTTTGAAGGATTTAATCTTACTGATGATTTAGTATTTGCTACTGGCTTTCGTCCGTAAATACTGTTAGCGGCGTGCGCTAGCAGGTACGGCATCTGTGCTTTAACATCAGGCGGAAGATTAGTCATTAATGAATCAACCCGTGGGTCGCCCATAATGGCTTCGTATTGACGACGTGTGTCGTTATCTTCGCCTTTCATCCAGGGTAGCTCCGCTTCAGCCTGAGCACTTAGGTGCTCCTGCATTTGAGTGCCTTGCTCAATCGATTGAAGGTTATTCAATTGATCAGGAAGGAATGTCTTCTGTGCTTTACGCGCTTGGAGTAAAGCTCTTCGTACGTCGGCCTTTGTAAGGTCTTTTCCTTCTACCTCGGTTACTACTTCATCTGCGGAATAGCCATCACTTTGGAAAAGAACATCCTCAGCCCACTCAACAATGTCGTCAACCTCAACAGCTTTTTCTTTCAATTTTTCAATTGTATCAAGATTGCTAAAGGGGTTGTTTTCGACTTTCTTTTTTGTATCAAGTGGGTTCGGAGCTTTTTTAAGTTCAGCTTCTAAACTAGCTAGACGTTCTTCGGCAGCTTTGCGTTTAGCAGTCAATTCACCGAATCGAGCTACAGCGCGGCTACCTAGCTTGTCAGCTAGTTCCCTTAGGTCCTCCTCGGACATATCGTCCAAGTCTAACTGTGAAAGAACATCTTCGGATTCTTCGGTCTCCTCAGTAGCTTCTTCGGGTTCAACTAATTCTTCAGTTGCCTCCTCAGTTACTTCATCAGTTTCCTGCTCCTCGGTTTCTTTGGTTACTTCCTCTTGTGGCTCTTCAGCTACAGGATTAAGTTCCCCAAGTCTCCGCATTGCGAAATCCTCGACGGATATATTATTGTTGTCCACTGAACTTTGTTCTGCCTCAGCGTTAGCAGTTTCGATTTCGTCTGTCATATTATTACCACTCATTAACGCCGAGCGAGGGCGATGAGCGCATTATAACATACGGGTTACATTCTATCAGAATGCTTTAATTGCAGCTTATCCCAGCCTGATATTTGCAGGATCTGGTCATAAGTAATAATGCGACCAGAAATCTGCTGAATAGTCTCACTGGATGATTCGTGCATCTCACTGATAGTTTCCTCACGGAGTTCGTGAATCATTTTAATAAACCGAGCGAAGGATTCATAGCTGTGCAAGCTATTTATGTCATCTTGTATATTCATATTACTTAGCTGCTGAACGCATTAAACCTACTGTTCGTGGACCACGGGACTTGATTTGCTTAAACCACTCGCTGTCAACCATTTCATCTGCTGCTACGCTGTAGTCATTTGCTTCTAGACCTTCACGCATCTTCTTAAACTTATTCAACTTAGTAAGACCTAGGTTGAATGACATATCAACAATTGCTTTCTTTACTGACTCAGGTCGCTTAGCGAATCCCTTGTCAAACTTTTGAGCATCATTAAATGCTTGGGTTAGGCTATGATTGTACAGGGTCTTTATTTCCCTTTTGTCAAGCTCTCGCCCATTGAATAGTTCATCGATATTGATACCCTCCTTCTTTAGCATCCTTCGATTGCCTGCGTCCTCTAGGTTGAACCCAATACCAATGGTCCTGTGACCCTTGCTGTCCCTGTATACCTTTGGTTTGACACCCTCATTGAGGGCAATCATATCGTAGTATTCCTTGGCCCGTAGGTCCTTTGCTCGCCTGTTTGCGTATTCTCCTGGTGTCATATCTTACATTCCTTGAGTTTGCATTTCACCCATCTGTGCAGGTGCTGTACCTACTCGACCAATCTGAGCATTCTGTGCTTGCTGCATCTGGAAGGTGTACTGACCTGCGTACTTCTCCAGACGTTCGCGGAACGCTTCATCTTGTTCTAAGCGTTGTGCAATGTCTGGTTGCTGAGCGTACTGCTGGATGGCTTGCATCGCAATCTGTGCTCCCGCTGGACGTGCTGGTACTTCGATCCCCGAAAAGATCTTAGTCAAGTCATCGGTTACATCCTTGATTACTTGCTGTTGAGCTGTCTCCACTGGCTGTAGAACCGCATCAGCCATAACTGGGTCAATGCTAGCGGCAGCAATATCAAGCAGGCTGTCCACATTGAGACGACCATTTGCATTGAGCTGATTGAGTGCAACGAACTGCTGTAGCTTTGACTGCACAGTCTCCGGATCAGTGTTCTGAACATCAAAGGAAATAAGGATGTCAAAGTTCTCATCCGGCTCACCCTTGGTCATTACTTGTGGATCAGGAATACCTGTTACGCGATAAAATACTTCATCGGGTCCGAAGCGTTGAAAGCATTTAAACGCCATACGAATAACCTCCGCAGTGTGGCTAAGAAACTTATCAACTAAGAACTGCTGGCGAACTTGACTAATATTTGATCCTTCGTCCAGTCCAACTAGACGGTCAGCAGTATCGGTCAGAGTTTTCTCCATTTCGAGTGATCCAGTATTGTAAGCTGGGATAGGAGCAAAGTCCAAGTCACCCTTACGGCGATAAGGAATCATACGACCTGGACCCCAATCAGATGGTGCTTGACCAACTGGGTGCATAATCGGAGGTATGGTTGCTAGGCTATTGCGGTCAATGCGGGAATCTCGCTCAACCTTTACTTGATTCTGGATACCCCTAAGAACCGAGGGGATAGTCATCGTGTCATATAGACGTTTGCTGTCCTCGGACAACTTTGTGACAACTACGGGATAATCCTCATATCCGTTAAGTAACTCAAACTTAGCATAGCCCTGTGTGATTTCATCACCGCTAAATTCGCGATGAAAAACTGTACAGTAAATACCTTCCGCGCCATCTTCTCGGTCGATTAGACGCTGGTATCCGTAGCAGATTTCAATTAATTCACCTGCTTCGTATGTACTATCTGTTAGGCTAATGCTGCGACGGCCTTCTTGTTCGCGCTCTATACTATTTATATTTACTCCACGGTATTTTTCAATAACGTGATCAACAAAATCCTCATCCCATCCATCGGTGACAACTTTGTTTTCTAGTTCTTGTGGTGTATAGTAAGTGCGCCAGAAGCAGTAAGGTGCTCGTTGCGGATCAGTTACATAAGTTGGAAAAAAGAAATCACCATCAGGTGCTAGCGTCTTAACATCAGGCGCATTGACTTGGCGACGAGTAATAGGCAATTCGGCTACCCCAAACTTGCGGAGTTCCTTGATTGCTTTCTTTGCTCGTTTAGTTGATGTTCCTTCAAAAACGTTTTGAAGCAAGGAGACTAGATCATCGTCCATCTCCCCGCTGTTAATAGCATCGGCTACATCTGGTGACATTTGGGCAATTTGATCCAAGTCGAGTTTCTGGAGGAATCGACGATCCTCCTGTTGCCAGCCAACATAGGTAATAAGTAAACCGCGCTCAAGGAGGTAGTTAGCACCTAACTCCATCTCCCGGTAGAAACGAGGGATGTACCCAGAAGTAACCATCCATTTAAGGAAACCGGACACTAGCTTGCTACGATCAATATCACTACTCTCTACTGGAAACGCTCGGACGTTGGCTCGATTCAACGATGCCATAAATAAAGATACTAGACGGGTAATGCGCTCATCAATAACGTGGCACTCCATATCGGATGCGCCCTCCCAAGGGAAAGCGTCAGCTCCGTGCTTGCGATGATCACGACTCTTACCCGGCCACCAATTGCGACGGTCGTCATAGCTAGTGCGGCATAGGTCAAAGTAGGACTCAAGATCACTTACAGTCTGGTCGTAAGCATAACGGAGAGTCTTTACGTCGGGTTCGTCCTGGACATAAGTCAAGGACTCAGAGATTGATTCATTCAGCATTTTGTTCAGCGAGTCGTTTTTGTATAGATTTAAGCAATCGGATAGTATAAGTCGATGATACGCCTATTGTATCACATAGGTCGCCATTCGTCATCTGGACTCCACTTTCGTGAAGAACGTGACGACGTAGTATCTCCCAACTTGCTAATCGATCTGATTGCTCCCTGCACCAAGCCC